AGGTGCGTTGATATTACAACGCAGTTCCCTTCGTCCCGATAACGACGAAGCGTCGCAGACAAGGAGATCATGCCATCTGGATCCAAACCATTCTGTGGCTCATCAAGGAACAAAAATTTTGGTCTAGATAATAAAGCAAGACAAAGCTCCAGCCGTTCCTTCATGCCGGTCGAGTAGTCCTTGGCTTTCCGCCCGTGGGCAGCGCGGACGATGCCCACACTATCCAAGGCCGACTCAGGATCAACATCCAGACCCCAGAATGCCGCGACGACCTGTACATTTTGTTTACCACTCAGATACGGAAAGTAGCTTGGATGGTCGATTGCAGCTGACATTTCGCTAATGTCTGTCTGATCGTATCTAATGTGGCCACTTACTGGTTTTATCCGACCGAGGAGCGTTTTCATTAAGGTGGTTTTACCTGCTCCATTTGGTCCAAGGAGGCAGATTATCCTGCCAGTATTTAGCTGCAAGTTAATGCCGCTCACTACTGGGGAATTCTTGTACCCAACCGACAAATCAGTTACCGATATAGCTGGCATGGCCTACCTTTCAAAGAAAACGGCCCTGGAGGTAAGGCCTAGGAAGCCTTACCTCCAGGGCCGACTGTTGCGACAAAGCTACTAACCACTTGCAGCCAATAGAGATGCTGTAGCCGTTAGTACACTGGATAGTCGTTAGTACACTGGATAGTGAAGCGTGCAATGCCGCCGGTCGGGCACCCAGGGGTGCACAGGAACTTCGAGGTGATTTGAGGACGAACAGTTTACTCAACCACTTCAACACGGGTGTCAAGGTCAACGGTGACCACGACTTCACCAAGCTCTCAGAATCTGGACATATCCGGGTAACAGAAAGTTACGCGCGCCGCTATGATACAACAAGGCTTAGCTGAATGCAAGATTAGCAGGGGGCAACTTTCAGAATGTTCAGATCTGACTATGATTTAGCCTAATTACGCTCCTTCGAGATTGAGGTAAGCCTACCTATTTGGATAAACGGGTAATAATAACATACAAAATATAGCTAATGCAAACCATGATCCAGCAAGGGTGAAGTACTACCTCAGCACACGCTTGGCCCAAATCCAACATGACCCGGTTTTTCAAACTCGGTCTCCGGAACTTCCTTGGGACCTTGCCGTTTTCTGGTTGATCTGTGAGAGCACGAGGCCGTACTTTTTGACGCGGAGCTGAACCTTTTGACGCAAGGCCATACTTTTTGACGCTTTCTGCCTCGACGCACCGAGCGAGCCCCTAAGTCACCCCTCCGAGGCTCCGATCAGCCGCCGCCAGAGGCTCCTCCACGCCCCCACACACCCCGCCTCAACCCCCCAACCCAACACCACCCCCCGCTGTGGCAACCAACCCGCCCAGGATTGCCCCGCCTGTAATTTTTGCTAAAGACTTCGCAGCACCAGCAGCAGCCGTACCCAGCTTCTTTACTCCAGCAATCATCCCTTTAAAAGCATTTTTAGGCAAGTTCTTTACCGCCCTGCCTATGCTTTTAATACCGTTAGTCACTTTAGTTATTGCCGCTTTTGGTAAATCTTTAATTTTGTTTTTAAGATTTGTAAATCCTTGCGTCACTCGATTGAGCACAGCATGAGGCAAACCTCTAATTCTATTTCCTAGGTTCGTAAGCCCCTGTGTCACTCGATTTAATGCAGCATGAGGCAAATTAATTATCCCTTGTCTGAGTCTTGAAAGGCCATTTGTGACGGCATTTCTTGCTGATGTTGCCATTAAGCTTAGACTCTGCCGCACTCGATCGATCGCACTACTTGACTGATTAGCTAAGCTCGTCCTTAAATTCGCTAGCATTGTCCTTAACTGTCCTGTATTTTGTGTGGTATTTCTAATCGCTTGTCGTGCTCGATCTACTCCCGAAACAATGCCTTGAGCCGCACCTCTTGCCACTTCGCCCAAACTTCTTGCCGCATTTAGGGCACTATCCCCGATATGATTAATTAGATTATCCGCAGAATGAAGACCACTGTCATCTGCATCCAGGAGAATTCGAATAACATCCTCTCGAATAACTGACATTCTATCCATCCTTTCTACTTCTTATTCATCAGATGAATGTAATAATCTAGGGCATAATTAGCTTCAGAAACTTGATTCGGACTCATTTGATAAAATACAGTATTAAAATCTAATCCGCCATCAAGCACCAGTCGCCAGTATGCCCAATTTTCTTGGGCTCTATTTCTTAGTTGGCTTTTCGTCAACCTTGGTTCGAAAGTGACCACGCATAACATCACTAATGAAGTTTGTTACCGTCTGAAGTTCCTCTTGTGTCTCAAAGTCGTCAATATTCACGCCCTTTGGCTCAACCAGTCCCATACTCAACACATTTTCGGCTAATTTCTTTGTCGAGGTCTGTCCGTTATCCATATAGGAACGATCCACACAGTCAAACCATGCCGATACACCTGAAAATTGTGCAACATACTTTACGCCATTAATCTCTTTTTCTACTTGATAATGTTTTACCATTTTTCTTTCCTCCATGAAAAAAGGGTTGGCACTACGCCAGCCCCTAAGTTATTTTAGTTATCTGAATAGTCAAGTACCTGAATCTCAAATTCACGGTCTCCGAGCTTTTCACCTACTTTATTATCCGCAGGCTTCTTTAAGAACGCCTTTGAGCCACCTGTTTTTTCATTAGTCGCCTTATTTACTACCCAAACAGAAAAGATATCTGTAACTGCTGCCATTCTCTTTAGCACCTTCATTTGAGGACTTGAAGCCTGTACAGAAATTTTAATGGTTCCATTTCGCTTTGCACTCTCATTGATAACTACATCACCCTGAAATCCAGTAACTGCCTCTGCAAAGTCATTATCCGCAGAACATTCAATATCATCCTCGCCCATACCGCTAATTGCAAAAGTTCCAAATGCAGCAGAACGAATGGTGACCGTCACATCTGACGGATTATAGTTTTTAATCTCCATCCCTTACCTCCTAGATTGATGCTGTCCCATTAATCGTTGCCGTATGGATTGCTCCGGCCAAGTCGAAATTAAATCGACCAAGCTTATATACTCTAGCAGAACGATCAGTGCCCAATGTCTCACTTCGCCTTCCGAAGTTAGTATCGTATAGTGCAGTGCCATTCTCGTCATGGGCAATCATGCCTTTTGTGTCAGCCTCTTTAAGCACACCGTTTGTAATTCCTTCTAAGATTCCAATTCCTGCATCATCATAGTTTACCTTTTTTGCATTATTGAAAAGCTTTTGTGCCTGATACTGAATATTAGAAATAATCCAGTCAAATGAATCTACGATGTCCATATACTCGCCAGCAGCATTCTTGCCCTCCGTTGTCACAATGTCACCTGCCTTACGCTGAATAGTATAACCATAGACTGGACCTGACTTATTATCATTATCAATCACCTTAACTTCTCCGTCTGTGATATCATCTGGTGCGACGCCCTTAATAAGGATGTTCTTATAAGTAAAAGAACCCACCTCATAACCTGCGGTTGCACCAACTAAGGCTGCTGCTAACTCTTGTCCTCTTGAGTGAACCCCGACCATTGTTCTGTCTAGCCCCTCAAGTCCCGAAGCGTCTGTAATTGACTTTACCACAGGAAAATAAGTTAATGAGTCAGTTGCCTCAATAGCTTTTGCAAATTCAGCCACAGTAGAGTCCCCAGTGCTTCCTAAAACTGTAATAACTTGTCTTACCTTGCCCTGTAACTTTGGAATTACATCTACTGCCTTTTCCGTTGTTTCCATCACAGCAATGAGTGCTGGTGTATCTTTTTGCATCTTCATGATTTGATAAAGCTTATAGGCATCCGAATTGGTCTCAAAACCTGCCGATACTAGTTCTTTTGCTTCACTGTACTCCTTATATGCCACATCTCTTGTTGACTTTGAGATGAGAATACAAGGCACGCCACTGCCTAATGAACCACTCGGTCCACTTAATTCAATGTTTACATTGATATCTAACATTTAATCCTCCTTTTCCGGTTCAAAAGTTTCTATCATTTCTGCACTTTGACTGACATAATTCATCAAATTCAAAACACAGTCAAATCCTTTTCTATATTCATATTCAATCGTAATCATGTTGTCCCGATTGAATATATCCCCCACTTCAGTGATACTCATGTTCTGATCACTCAAATAAATTCTGCCTGCTTCGTCTAGCCAATCGTGTATGGCCTGTACAAAATGCAGTGCCTCATTATCGTTATTACTAACCACTGTAAATGAGTACTTCAATCTAACAGGCTTATACCTTTGTTTTCCATCATCATTATAGGATTGCTTTTTATACTCCATCCCTGTAAGAGTAAAAGAGACATAGGGATAGGCTGGGATGTGACTGGTAATATTTGACTTTACGCACACAATCCCAACATCCCGTTTGATACCTTCACAAAGTACTTTATTGTATTCAATAGCGTCCCTATCTAGCATGAAAGCTCTCCACCCTTCTCAAAGTGTAATTATTAAAGTCCGCATAGTCCTCAGCATAGAGCGATGCCTCTTCGATCTTATATACCTTTCCCATATGCTCAAGATACCATGTTTGACCATCATCAAGATCGATTGGATCATTCGCCTTTAGAATATACATCTGTCGATCAGCACTAGTTAACTTTCCGCCACTCTCATAAATCGTTCGATTCGTCATACTGATAATGGCAGCTTGTACATCTTTGACTATCTCACTACCTACTATATATTCCCCAGCAACATATTGTCCGGGTGCAGCAGTAATCAGACGGCAGGGTACAGAGTACTT